CAGCAATGACGCTGCTTTGGCTTCCGAAGTTTCGGCTCGTACATCGGCTGATTCGGCTCTTGACACTCGCGTAACTGCTCTCGAAACCACCATCGACGGCGGAACTTACTAGTCCCTAAACCCAAAGCCCTTCAGAGGTTCGACCCCTCTGAAGGCAACCCCATTCTATAATGGCTAACCCAATCATAGTCCCTAAAAAAAGCACAATTGCTGCGCGGGTTCCTGCAAACGCAGACCTTGCATCTGGTGAGATTTGCATAAATCACGCCGATAAAAAACTTTACGCCAAGCATCCATCTACGGGTGCAATCCAAGAAATTGGCGGTATGTCTGTGCATTCGCACGATGAAATTTACTCTCCTGATAGCAGTCAATTATTAGAACTGCAAAACAATAGCGACCTCACCATAACGGCAGGAGGTGCTACAAAGACTTTCGTTCTTCCTAGTGCATCTGGTACGATTGCTACGCTGGATGATATTGGTACAGCAACTCCTGTACCTGTAGAAATTGGACTAGCTTGCTCAGACGAGACAACTTCAATTACAACTGGAGTTGCTAAAGTAACATTTCGTATGCCATGCGGGATTACTCTAACATCTGTTCGTGCTAATGTTAATACTGCTCCAGTTGGATCAACGATCATTGTTGATATCAATGCGGGTGGCACATCAATTCTTTCTACTAAACTTTCAATTGACGCTTCTGAAAAAACATCAACAACGGCAGCAACTCCAGCAGTAATTAGTAATTCTGCATTGTCTGATGATGCTGAAATTACAATTGATGTAGATCAAATTGGAAGCACAACAGCAGGAAAAGGTCTCAAAGTCTGGCTCATAGGAACTCGCTAATGCTTCTCATCAATCCATATCGGTTTGCGCTGACAAATTTTCTAGAAGATGCTGACGCTACAGCTTATATCTCTGCAATAGAAGCTGCTGATGGACAATCGTTGGAGTCTGCCGTCAAAACAGCAATCAACAATTTTGTGGTAGGATGCAAGGCCGATGGTATCTGGACTGCCCTCAAATCCTCCTGCATCCTCGCCGGAGCGCGAACCCTCTCCGGTGCGCTCGTCCCCCTCGTTGGAACGGCCCCGACAAACAACAATTTTGTCTCTGGAGACTACAACCGCCAGACGGGGCTACTCGGAAACGGAACCACGAAATACCTAAATTCAAATCGATCTGCCACAGCAGACCCTCAAAACAATGCGCATTTCGGTGTGTTTGCTTCCACCACAGGGACTACTGGAAGGTATTATTTAGCCCAGTTTACAACTAGCACAACTCCGCAAAGATACGACTACATAACAAGCAGTATCAGCGTAGTCATTCGGGGTGATTCAAATATCGCAACTAATTTAAGCGCGGGAGCTACTGGGCTGATCGCCGCCTCCAGATCGTCATCCTCTCAGGCTTCTTACCGGATAAATAAAAACAGCTCGACAGTTAATAACACCAGTAAGGCTGTAGACAATTTGAACCTATTTATTTATGCCAGAAATGTAAACGGATCTCTCGGCACTGGACTATCCAATGGCCGCATCTCTTTTTACTCAATAGGCGAATCGCTCAACCTAGCCCTCCTCGACACCCGCGTCAGCACGCTCATGACCGACATTGCCGCCGCAATCGTTCGCGCACCCGTCTCTGATGTAGATGCTCTGGCCTATATCGCAGCCGTCGAAACCGCAGATGCTCAGACATTGGAAGACTCTGTAAAATTCGCCTATGAGGATTTCATCGTTGGCTGCAAATCCGACGGCATTTGGAGCGCGATTAAGACCTCTTGCATTTTGGCCGGAGCGCGATCCTTGTCTGGTGCGCTTGTGCCGCTGGCTGGCTCTGCACCAACGAACAACAACTTCGTAACAGGCGACTATAATCGAGAGACCGGATTAAAGGGGAACGGCACAACTAAGCGACTTATTGCAAATCGACTAAATAATGCCGATCCGCAAAATTCAAAGCATCTCGCCGTGTGGAAAACAGAGCCTGAAACAACAGCAAACGACACCGTTGTCATAGGAACGCGGTTTTCCACGTCGGGAGGACCCTCCCACCTCTACACGCAGGCCACATCAGGCCGCCAGTATTTTGGCGCAAATTCCGTGGATGGTGGGTTTAGAACAAATGGCGGCGATTCCACAGTCGCCACAGGCTTAATTGCCGTGTCCAGAAATAGCGGCACAAACATCGTGCGGCGACTGTACGGGGTGTCAACAAACACGACAAACAACTCCACAACACCAAATTCCGAGGCATTACGGGTTTTTTCTAGCAACTTAAACGCAATGCACAGCACAAGTCGCGTCTCTTTTTACTCCATCGGCGAAGCCCTCGACCTCGCCCTCCTAGACACCCGTGTCTCCACCCTCATGACCGCACTCGCCGCCTCCAACATATGACCCTCGCCGACCTCATCACCCAGCCCGTTAGCTACGACACCGCCCGCGATCTCGCTATCGTCCTAACCGCCGACCAAGCCGCCACCCTCGGCGCGATCCAAGCGCAATACGGCAACCCCCGCCATGTCGCCGCGCCCGTGCCGCTCACCGACGGCAGACTCATGCTCTGCGCAGACCTTCTCACTGAGACCGGCCCCGGCGGACTCTATGCGCACGGCTTCGCGCATCTCCCCGCCGACATCTTTCCGCAAGTGCAAATCCTGCCCATGGCCGAAGCCATCGCTCTCATCCCGCAACCCGAAGAAGAAATCTAATGGATATCCGCAAATGTTTTATTAATATCGTATGATTTTAACAAATTCCACAGCAGCCGAAGTTGGGACAAGTGATGTAAAAGCAATCCTATCGTCAACGACCTCGTTTCGGCAGTTTATGTGCTATATGGCAATAACCTTGTCCCAAGCGATTTCTGGCACAGTTGGAGTAATAAAAAACGGAATTGGTGGGCTTACGTTATCTGGAGTATGCAATTACACCGGGCCAACACAAATAAACGCAGGACAAATTGTAATTTCAAGCGCATCAACACTTAACGGAGTCATTAGCGGTGCAGGCTCATTAACAAAAACTGGAACGACAAATTCAACCATCGGAGGTAGCAATACCTATTCGGGAGGAACATTATCTGCTCCATCTGTGGCAACAGGCACAATTACATTTTCGCAAAATAACGCTTTCGGCACAGGACTATTCACTTCCGCAGGGCCATCACAAATTATTACTGCAAGCAGCGCAACACTAACAAATAATTTCCAAATAAATTTCGCGCAATCAATGCAATATAGAGTTAATGGAGGAGCAGCGATTATACTGACTCTTTCTGGTAATATCACTGGAAGCGGAAGCATAAACAAAACCTCAACAGGCCGACTGCATTTAAACGGAACTTTGAGTTACACAGGTTCAACAATGATTAGTGCTGGAACGCTCCGTGCCTTAAAAACAACTGGAGCCTCCACCGCAACGGCATCATTTACTAGTGGTGGTCTTTCAGTTTCGTTTAATGTTTCACCTCCATCTGGAACAACAACATTTCGTTTTTTCCAAGGATCAACAATAAATTCATACCCATCAGTAACTTGGACTGGTCTTCCTGTTGGTTCAACAGCAACATATACATCCGCAACCTCAACGCTTACAGTCATAGTACCATGATAATTCCTCCTAACGAAAATGGTTGGTCTTACGATGACTCTACAGGCAACTGGAAATTAGTATATACCGATAAGTTGATTATGTTTTACGAGCAAACAGATCAATCGATTGGAACTCAAAACACATTATTTGTAGGAACGCACGAAGAGTGCGAAGAACAGATAGCCAAAGAAGGATTGTCTTGGCCTGTTGATGTTGAGATAACCGCTTGACAAAAAGGCAATGCAACGATTAATAATAAACTATGGCACTCACATTTAACCCATTTACTGGTACGCTTGATTTCACTGGCAGTCAAGCATCCGCAGCAATTGGGGCTACAGGGGCTACTGGCCCATCTGGAGGCCCGACAGGGGCTACTGGAAGCACAGGGGCTACTGGCTCCACGGGAGCTACAGGATTAGCTGGAACTAATGGGTCTACTGGATCAACAGGAGCTACTGGATTGAGTGGCAGCAATGGATCAACAGGCGCGACAGGCGCGACAGGGGTAGCTGGAATTGATGGCAGCACAGGAGCAACTGGAAGCACTGGAATTGCTGGATTAGACGGGGCCACTGGTTCTACTGGAATAGCTGGATTAGACGGTTCGACTGGAGCCACTGGAGCCACTGGTGTTGCTGGAACTGACGGAGCTACTGGTTCCACTGGAGCTACTGGGGTTCAAGGGGATGTAGGAGCTACAGGCGCAACAGGAATCCAAGGTGACGCTGGAGCCACGGGAACCACGGGCGCAACGGGTGATCTCGGCGCAACTGGGTCTACGGGGGCTACAGGGTTGACTGGGGTTAGAGGAGCTACTGGTTCTACTGGTGAGATCGGCGCAACTGGCCTCACTGGTACTGGTGGTGCATTGGGATATTACGGATCATTTTATGATTTAACCGATCAACCATTAGTTAGCATAACAACGGAACAAGTTATTGCAATTGGAAGCACAGCAGAACAAAATGGAGTAACCATTGTAAATGGTGATGAAATTACTTTTGCGAATGCAGGAACTTACAGTCTCACTTTTTCTGTGCAGATTACAAATCTTGCTAACTCTGTGGAAAAAGCAACATTTTGGCTAAAGACGAATAATGTCGATTACCCTGACTCAGCAACAGAGATTGATTTGCAAGCTCGAAAATCAGCGGGGATTCCTAATCGTCAGGTATTGACTGTCAACTATGTCGCGACAGCAATAGCAGGACAACAAGTTCAACTTTATTGGTCAGGAACAAGCACTGATTTGACTGTTGAATCGTTGCCAGCAGGAACATCTCCTGTGTCTCCAGCAGTTCCATCTATTATTTTAACAGCAGTGCAAGTAATGTATACCCAGCTTGGGCCAACTGGGGCCACGGGCTTGCAAGGAAGCACAGGAGCCACGGGAGTTACGCCAGCAAATATTGTTCTCTCGGATATAACTGGTTTATCAGGTGCAACCCAATTAACCAATCTTGTTGAAATCACTCAAACTGGATACGATTTAATCGTTACTCCAGACCCGAACACGTTGTATGTAATTGTTGGGCCATAATTAAAATGAACGATAACGCCGCCAGTCACGGATTAATGGGTACGATCATATCGACCACAGGATTTATAGTGAGTATGTTACCAGAAATAGAAGCGTCAATTAGAGTCGCTGGCGGGATAATCAGTATTATTGCTGGTGTCCTGACGTGCATCTACATGACCAAACAAATAATTAAAAAATGAAACCAAAAAAAATAGTAATAGTAATGATAGTTATATCATTTATCTTTTTGGGAATGGCATTCTTAACGGGTTGTTCAGCACTTGGACAACCAAACATTTGTGTAGAAACACAATACGGAAAGTTCTGTTATGAGCTTCCAGAAATCAAAGGATTACAGAAATGAAAATCATAAACACACTACTCGCAAAATTCAGCGAGAACTCGACATGGCGCGGACTCATCCTGATTGCTACGGCAGTTGGAGTTAAGATCGAACCAGAACTCCAAGAAGCAATCCTCGTCGCAGGACTAGGCATTGTTGGACTTATCAACGTAGTTCGTAAAGGTTAATGGTTCCAAACTCCAGACCGCAACAAGCGAAAGAAAAGACCCTGATGATGGTAATAAAATCAGGAATCGTTGATCGCGTTGCGTTAGTAGGAATCCGTGGGTACTACATGGATACTATGGGAGTTAAAGGAAAGAACGACCGAGGTATCTACGACGATGCGATCATACTTTTATCACCAAGCGTCCATGCTACGTTTAACGCAAACACTGATCCAACGGTATTTAAAAAAGGTATCGCGGTACTCAAAACGGGCATTCATCGCTATCGTAAGGGGAATCATGGTATCTCTAAACCCGGAGGCGGCTACCCTGCGTTGCGACCTGCTAACCCAAAAGAGGAAGTGCCTGTTACAAGAGATGGTGAAGGTGATTCTATGGGGATAGCAATCAACATTCATAAGGGTGGATACAATACAACTAGCTCGCTGGGATGCCAAACGATCTATCCTCCACAATGGGATGGGTTCATCAATTTAGTCTATTCAGAGATGAGTAGATACAACCAAAAGACAATTCCCTATCTATTAGTGGAAAACACTTGACTAAATCCAAATTATCGTTAACGATAAATATATTATGAGTTGCGGAAATTCCAGAAGTTCTAAATGCAATCCATGCGGCCCAAGTGAGGCAGCATTGAACGAGATCGTAAATCGTGCAGCTTACTACGCCCGTATCGCAGTAGAAGCCGCAGGAGGAACAACGGGCGGCAAAGCACCAACTGGTGGAAATACCTTTGGAGTATTCTACGAGAATGACCAAGTAATGATAACAGACTACACTATCACAACTGACCGCAACGCAATGTCAGCAGGGCCAATCACAGTAAACCCCGGAGTCACACTAACAGTTCCAGCAGGTAGCACATATACAATCGTATGAGTCTCATCAAAGCAAACGCAGTCCAGATCGGACAATCACCTACAGCAACGCAGAACTTCACGCTGGCAGTTCCATCGTCACCAGACGGCACGATTAAGCTGGCACGGGGCAATGCTGGAGCAACTACGCAGGATGTGATTAATGTGAGTAATGCTGGCGTTGTATCGTTTCCGCAGGGTCTTGGCAATATTAGCAACTCGACTGCGATTGCTACAGGAAGCACAACTGCTCGTTCGCTGGCTAACCGCTTTGCAGATGTGGTAAATGTCAAGGATTTTGGTGCTGTTGGAGATGGAGTTGCGGATGATACTGCTGCGATTCAAGCTGCATTTAATTTTATTCCAGCAAGTGGTGGTGAAGTTATTATCCCAAAAGGAACATATATTCTTTCAAGCACATTAAATATTTCAAATAAACCAATTTCTATCTTTGGAGCAGGAATTGGTATTTCAATTTTGAAATGGACTGGGGTTGGAATGGTTGGACAAAATGGAATCAACTATACTAATACAGCTTTCCAACCATTTTTGATGGAAGACTTGTCACTTAAAGCATTTCCAAATCCTTCAGATATAACACAAGTTGCAGGAACAGCATTAAGTTTTGTTTATCCAAGTTTAGAAACAGTTTTGGAAACAACAGTTAAATTATCAAGAGTAGAAATTCGGGCTGAAATTTCTGGAGGAATACAACAGGGCGGGTGGACAACTTCTGTATACGCAAAAGATGCTGGAAGATTTCATGCTATTGCTTGTAATTTTGCAGGAGTTAAAAAATTAGGTATTAAAGGAATTTATTTAGCAACTGGATTTAATGCGTTTTTTCCAGTAATCAATAATTGTGATTTTACTGCATTTGAAGACGCAATTTATTCCACTGGCCCAAGTTCTCCGGGTGGAACAGTTATTGAATCAAATAATTTTACAGGTTGCTATAGGGGTATAACAATTGAAACGCCAACTGATTTAATTCAAATAACAAGTAATTATTTCCAAATATACAAATATGGAATATATGCTAAAGCCAGAACTTCAATAATAACAGGAAATAGAGTTGATGGAGTTGATGAACCATTTAGTATTCATGCTCCATCTGATTTATTTGGAGTTCAAATTGATGGAACGGGAAGTGGGCCGTATGATGGCGGAATTATTTCAAATAACAATTTTGGAAGAGTTTCTACTGAACCAATGGATGGAATTATACTTAATGGATCGGCGGTAGGAACATCAGTTACAGGTAATACAGTTGGAACAACATCTGGTTATGGAACTTCATTAAGATATGGAATATTTCTATTAAATGGAGCTACAAGAAATACTGTTAAAGATAATAATGGAATTGCTACTACAATTTTAGTTTATGATGGATCAACAGGCAATATTGTTAAAGACAATAATGTTCAAACTGGGAGTGGTATGTATCCAATAACAGGAGCAATACCATATTTAGCTTCTGGAGCATTTGGTCAAACATTGAATAATATTTGTTATTTGACGCAACCATCTGCAACAAATGTTACTAATATTACAAATGGATTTGATGGGCAAACAATAACAATCGTAGCTGGAGATTCAAATAGCACAATTATTGGTGGAGGATCAACAATTATATTAAAAACTGCAACATTTGCAATGAGTGGAAATAATACACTTACACTGATATATGATGGAAATGTTTGGAGAGAAATATCAAGAACACCTTAACAAAAAAATATTATGGCACTACAAAAAACACTAAAACTAACAAATAACTTTGGAACAGAAACAGAAATTCCAAATGTTTACATTAAAGTTTCTGAAGTTCTATTTTGTAAAAATGGTTCATTTGGAACAATCCAATTTAAAAAAACAAAAGAAGACAATATTCCTTTGAAAATTGATCGTTTTTATTTTGAATCTATTGTTGGTCAAAATGCAAAAGATGCGATTGCACAAGGATACGATTATCTTAAAACCTTGCCAGAGTTCGCTGACGCAGTAGACTGCTAATACACCATGAGCGCAAACATTAAAGCATCAGTAGACGGAACACAGGCAATCATCGGGGTAGGTGGCGTAGACCAGATGACTGTGAGCAACGCTGGCGTAGTCACGGCAAATAGCTTTGTAGGGAATGTCACGGCAACTGGATCGACTACGGCAAGGACATTGGCAAATCGGTTTGCTGATGTGGTGAATATAAAAGATTTTGGAGCAGTAGGTGATGGAGTCACGAATGATACCGCTGCCATCAATTCAGCAATTGCAACTTTAACCGATTATAAAACATTATTTTTCCCATCTGGAAAATATAAAGTAACTGCTGGTGGGATTTCAGCTTTTGAAAATTTGCACCACATTTGCGTAGCAGGAGAAGGCAGGTCATCAGTAATTTATAATGATGAAACTGGTGGGCCAAATGGATTTTTTGTATTTCAAACAAGTTGCGATTATGTTACAATTAGAGATTTTGATATAGTTGGTTCCGCTACATCAAGATATTACGGAGTAGGAATTAGATTATATTCTTCTGATTCTATTATATCAAATGTTCGTATTACAAAAACTTCAGATTTAGGTTTTCTTATTTCAAACGAAGCTGGCGGCTATACAAGTCGTGTTATTGTGGATAATTGCGTTGCTTACGAAGTAAGAGGAGATGGATTTCATGTAGGTCATGTTACAGATTGTGTAATATCTAATTGCAGTACTTTTTCCTCATGGGACGATGGGATGGGAATAGGTGATGATAATGCTTCTGGAAACTATCCAAATCGAATTCAAGTTTCTAATTTTACCTCTATCCAAGCAGGGAATCCAGCAAGTGGAGGAACGAATGGAGTAGGAATTAGAATTTTTGATGGAGCGAGTAATGTAAATATTATTGGAGGTCTAATCAAGGAGAGTGCGCAATCCGGATTTTACACAGGAAGATTTTGGACAACAGATACTTATAATAAAAACATTCTTGTTGATGGGTTGCAAGTGGATTCATGCCTTCAAGTATTTGGGAATATTGGAAACATAGATGTGAAATGGGCAGATAATGTATCATTGGTTAATTGCTGGTCTGAATCTCCAGCACAAGCATTTTCGAGCTGCTTTGCATTTTCAGATTGCCAAAATTTAACTGTTAAATCTTGCACGGCCAAAAACCCTGCTGTGCGAGGATTTATGACAAATGATGGATATACCGAAAATGTTGCAAATACATGGAGCAATTGGGAATTCTCATCAAATACAGTTATAGGGACTCCAACTGATGCTCCTTATTATATTGTTGCACCAATTGGAAAATCCATATCAAATCTAATAATGGTAAATAATACCGAAATTGGATCAACATTTACTAATTTTATTACGACTGGAAGATTATCAACAGAAGCAATTATTGCAAATAATACTTCAATATCAGGTAAAGCTATATTCAACAATGGAAGTGGTATTGTCCCAAGAACATTCAATAATAATTTTGGAGTCAGAGGAGTTAATAATACAGCAAATGGTGTAGATGCGCTTGTTAACAATACCTCTGGTGATAGTAATACAGGAATTGGCGCAGGAACACTTGAAACAAATACTTCTGGATATGGGAATACTGCATTAGGAAGAAATTCGTTAAATCTAAATACAGATGGATATTGGAACTCTGCAATTGGATTAAGCACATTACGAAACAATGGTTCAGCGCATAGCAATACTGGAATTGGAACAGGCGCACTTGAATCAAATGTTTCTGGAAATTTAAATACTGGAATTGGAAGAAATGCACTTAACTCCAATGTTTCATTTAGCAATTGCTCTGGACTTGGATATAATGCTCAAGTAACTGGATCAAATCAAGTTCAACTTGGAGATTCTGCGACTACCACATACGCTTATGGAGCAGTCCAAAATCGTTCTGATATTCGTGATAAAACAGATATTCGTGATACAACCCTTGGACTTGAGTTTGTAAACTCACTTCGTCCAGTTGACTACAAATTGGATATGCGTGAGGATTATCGTTCCAAAATGCCTCCTGCTCCTCCAGAGGATGCTACCGAGGAAGAAAAGGCAGCATACAAAATAGTTAAAGCAAAGTGGCTTGAAGATGTAAAGCTTGCCAACATCACTCACGATGGAAGCAAAAAGCGCAATCGCTTCCATCATGGCTTGATTGCTCAAGAAGTGAAAGCGGTTCTTGATGCTAAAGGCATTGATTTTGGTGGATTCCAAGATCACTCTATCAAAGGTGGAGATGACGTTCTTTCAATCGGATATGCTGAACTAATCGCTCCAATGCTAAAAGCAATTCAAGAACTATCCGCTGAAGTTGCAGCGTTAAAATCAAAATAATATGAGCTACTGCACACCTTGCCCACCATGCGACACGAACTTTCCGTTGTTGTGTGAACCACTTGAAACAACTGCCAATGGCAAACGCTTGGTAGTAGAAGACTCTGCTGCTTGTCAAAAGACAATTCAGACTCCAGTTGCCCAACAAGTCTTGAAGACTGATGGTGCTGGTAATCTGACTTGGACAAACGGAGCAAACAGCACAATTCTTGGAAAAGATTCTACTGGTAGAGTTGAGTTTGCTACACTCAATAGCGTTCTTCAAACTGGCCCAGTTGATCTTGGTAGCCAACCATTGACTACTACTGGAATTTTGAATGTAGGTAGTATTGAAGTGGGAAATACAAATGACGCATTTATTGATTTTAAAAGCCCAGTTTCTGAAGATTATGATATGCGCGTTGGAACGCTGGATGGATTAAATGGATATGTAACTACAAAGGTTGGTCAAAATCTTAAAATATATGCACCAAGCGCAGATGTTCATATTCAATCTGATGCTGGAAATAGAGTAGGAATTGGAACTACAGCACCTACTGAAAAACTTGAAGTTATTGGAAATATTAAAGCAAGCGTAAGTTTGATGAGTCAAAATATTGAAGTTGGCAGTACTTCTCCCGGAGTTCCATTTATTGACATAAAAAGTCCAACTTTAGATGATTATGATTTGCGTTTAACAACAGATGGAACAAATGGAGTCATTCAATCATTTGGAAATATTTACATACAACCAGCATCATCTAAAGCAATTACGATTGGAAATATTTCAACTTACGCAAATAATGCTGCGGCTATTGCAGGTGGTCTTATTGTAGATAGCGTTTACAAAACTGTAACTGGTGAGCTTCGTATTGTTGTATAATGCCAGCCGAAGGATCAGTCTTTGATGGATTCACAAGTATCATCGCGCAGGACGCAGATACTCACCCATCGTATTTACCAGAGTCTGTAGTAGCAGAGTCAGTTAATAGGACATTCCGAGGAGGAATTAACCGAACTAGACCAAGCATTCGGAATATCCCGATTCTTGCTGGAGCAGGACAAGACGAGATTATCGTTAACGATATTCTTGGTGGCAGCTTCCAAGGTTCATATCCATATCGAGCCACTAACTACAGAGCAAGCGATGGATTACTCTTATCAGTATCTGGAGTTATCTACTTCCTAAAGATCGTAAACAATCAAGCGTTTGCCTACAAGATTATCGAAGGTAACGATCCCGGCATGATGCACACATTCTTCGTGCAAGCTGAAGATCGGGCGTATATCCAAAACGGATACCAGAATGCGATAGCATGGGATGGAGTATTAGGAACGCTGACAGCAAGCGAAATCCAGAACGGAGACTATTGCGAGATTGTTTCAGTTGGAACTACTAACTTTACCTTAATCGGCGCAGCGTCAAATACAGTTGGAGTGAAGTTCACAGCAACTGGTGCTGGAGTTGGGACTGGCACAGTTAAACTTCCTGCTTATCGTTTGAATCCCTACCTCGCCAAGATGCCAATTGGGACTGTAATGGAATACGCTTTCGGTCGAGTCTTTGTTTCTGATAGGTTCAATCAAATCTACGCATCAGATATTATTTATGGCGGTGGATTTACTGATACCAAGAATACTGAGAACTTCACAGAGATTGGATACTGGGCAGAAGGTGGTGCGTTCTCTACTCCAGCGATGATGGGGAATATCACTGGCATGAAAGTAATGCCACAGATTGGAACCAACCTTCGCGGGCAGGGTGAGCTTGTGATCCTAACTGGTAATGGCGCATTCTCAATGGATGTCTCTATACCAAGAGCGCAATGGAATACATCAAACATTCAACGCATCTCGCTACTTGGACGTGGGTGTACCTCTCCATACTTAGGGTTGGCTAACTCTGAACTTTGGTTTAGATCGCACGATGGTTGGGCATTTTATTCCAATAGCCAATCTGAATTTGCGCGATACTTCTCACTTCGTAAACTTTCGAGGGAAGTAAACAAATGGGTGCAGAACGATACGCCGTGGTTAAAGCAATTTGCTTCTACGATGTTTTTCGACAACTACATCATTAGCACGGTGGCTCCACAGACCTATCGCGCAGCAGGGGTAGAAGGATTGAATCGTTACCATAGGGGAATGGTTGTTCTTGATCTTGACCAATCATCTTCACCTGCACCTGACGCACAGCTTTCTTTTCGCTGGAATGGCATCTGGACGGGCTTTAGACCAACTCAGTTACTCACAGCACTAATTCAAGGTGAGAAGCGTGGGTTTGGATTCTCGTTTGATAAAGACAACAAGAACCGACTCTACGAATTCACTACTTCTCAAGGTGACGATTACGGCCCTAATGGAACGAGGCAGATTGAATCCTTCTTTACTACTGGTAGGTATGATTTCAACCGCAGCGGTGCAACAAACAAGTTCCTCCGCAAAAAGATCACTGGTGGAGAAATGTGGTTAAGTGAGATTAAAGGTATAGTAGATAGCGATGTTGATTACAGAGCAGATAGCAATCCATGCTGGTCAGAGCTTAAAGTTCCTACAACATTCGGTTGTGATCCATGTTCACCTAAAGTAACTGAGTGCGTACCACAGAAGAATGGTAATCGCTATAAACGCTACAAGTTTAACACGCCTGACCCAAGTGAATGCAATGATCTCGCTGGCATTCCATCGGTAGAAGGAAGCGAGTTTCAGATCAAAGTTAACCTTACTGGGGCAGCTACTGTTGATCGAGTAAGATTAATGGCAAACATTAAGAACAACGATGATTCTCCAGTTGGTGACTGCCCAGAAGAAAATGAGGAATGTGAACCATTTTTGTGTTGCCAAGAGAAATATTGGGGCTACAATATCGTCAATTAAACGCTATGGACAATCAAGATTCATCTCCTGCACTTACATTCCCAAATGTTCCAGATGACTTCTGTCCTGCTGGAAACTGGCAGAATGTATTTCAGACATTCATTGATGAAGTTCTATCTAATGGGACTATCAATGTTCCCGGCCTTGGCGATGTAACGCCACAGCAGATTGCTCAAATCAACGAAGACCTTGCTGATCAGCAGACTCAGATTTCAGCGAACACAACAAACATTACCAACCTCACTACGCAGGTAAATGCAATTCCAGTTGTAAATGCTCGTTATGGAACTGTTACTACTGTTGTTACTGGGGATTCAGTTCGCACAGTAACATTTACTGCATTACCTAGTGCAACTTATGGAGTTTCCATTACTCCAATTTGTAATGCTACTATTCTTGTTCAGCCTACACCATTGTTCTCTTTGGTTGCTGGAAGCAAAACAACTACAGGATTTTCGATCCGCATTGAAAATAACATTGCCGAGATCACAAGTGTTGACTGGATGGCGGTTCACACTTCGTAATAAACCAAGCCATAGAAAACCAAACATATGACACCACTAAAAGGAACAGACCCAAAGCTCGTCTCTGGCGGCTCACCAACTCGCGGTAAGATCGGCGAAGGCATGGGCAATATGCCTAATCTTGGAGCCAAAAAGCCTAGCGTCTACACGACTGCTGGCACTCCACGTCAAGGCTACCAGAAGTAATTATCGTTAACGATAACCTATGGCTGATACCCTCGAAGAGATGGTTGAAGTCGTCAAGGGGTTTGTTGGCGATAGCGGCGTATGTTCTTATGAACGAGCCGTTAAAGCCGTAAACCAAGCGAGACGACTGCTCTGGAATAAGAAGGCATGGACTACTCAAGAAGAGTACGTTCAGATTTGTTGCGTAAACAGTTGTTTCACGCTACCAGCTAGGTATGAGCAAATCAAACTAGCATGGGTAGGCGATGAAGCCGCATCACTCGCTGATGAATGGTTTAACCAAACCAACGCACTTGCCCTACGTCCAGATCAATCCTGCCATAGAGGTATTACAGAGGTCGGTGGGCTTCACGTTTTATTCAGAGACTATACTACACATCCCTACCAAATCGGCGTAATGGCTGAAGAGGCAGAAGATATTGGAGTAGAGTTGATGTTTGAAGCGCAAGACCAGTATGATACCTATCATAAAGTTAAGGTAACAACGGCGAACCCACCAACGCTGGCTAAGTCTGACCTTCTCGTTAAAGGGATTCGGGCAGTAACTAAGCCAGTAACTAAAGGTAGGATTCGTGTGTATGCTTATGATACGGCACTGGAAGCAAAGACGCTGATAGCAATCTACCAGCCTAACGATGCTCACCCCACATTCCGTAGGTTCACAGCACCAAAAACGTGCGAGTGTATCACGCTTTACGCATCGAGGAAGTACCATGATCTAACCGATCCGAAAGAACTATGTGAGTTTATTCCAGATGCGATGATCTATGCTGTATTAGCATTGAACTCGCGGGAGAACAGGAAGGCTCAAGAGTTCTTGATAAACCTAGACCTAGCCGTTAAAGAACAGGAAAAGGAAATGGAGAACGTAGAGATTCCTACTTGTGGAACACTTCGTATTTCTAACTTTAGTAGAGCAGAGAATCTAATTGGTTCTGATCTACTATCTCCATCACCAAACGATTACTTCTTATACAGATGACATTAGAGATCACAGAGAAGTTAGACGCTAGAACAGTTGAGGGATATGGTGATCCTAACTACGACTTAAACCTAATGGACGTAGAGATTCTAAATCTACCTCCACGGGAATGTCCGTTAATTCATAGGTTCACGCCGGGGATGTACATTCGGGAAATCTATATGCCGAAGGGTACAATTCTAACAACTCTTCTCCATCTTACGACCCATCCCTTCTTTGTCCTTAAAGGAGATGTAACGGTATGGTATCATGGAATCCCTGCTCACCGATATAAAACAGGCTACACGGGGATCACAGAAGCAGGAACACGCCGAATGCTTTACACCCACAAAGATACAATCTGGACAACTTGCCATGTAACCAACTTAACTGATCCAGATGAAATCATTGACTCAATCACTTCAAGAGACTTTAACCCACATATCGCTAAAGATGATTCGCGGGTACAGAAGTGGCGGCACAATAGAACAGATTTAATCAAATGAGGTTCCTTCATCATCCAGAAGACTTGATTCGCAATAAACATCAGATGATGTTTCATACCAGTGCATTTGCCATTGGTGCTGGTGTAGTTGCTGTAGGTGCAGCGGCAGCATCAGCGGGTGTTTCTATGTCAGCAGCCGCTAGGGCATCTAAAGCTCAAGGCGCAGCAGCAGGACAATACAAAAAGCAACAACGCAAAGCTGTTAAAGGATACGAAAAAGGTCAGCAAGAAGTACAAGGGATGATCAGTGAAGTCAAAGCTCCAGAGTATAACCTTGGAGCAATGATCGGTGATGCTGGGCAAGTCTCAAACTACTATCGCCAACA